CACCCACATGAAACACCCACATGAAACACCCACATGCAACACCCACATGCAACACCCACATGCAACACTCACATGCAACACTCACATGCAACACTCACATGCAACACTCACATGCAACACCCACATGAAACACCCACATGAAACACCCACATGCAACACCCACATGAAACACCCACATGAAACACCCACATGCAACACCCACATGCAACACCCACATGCAACACTCACATGCAACACTCACATGCAACACTCACATGCAACACTCACATGCAACACCCACATGCAACACTCACATGCAACACTCACATGCAACACTCACAATATCCATTCATCGGATATGAGCGGCACATAATGACCGTTTATTCTGGACTATCTGCCGTTCGTCGGGTAAAGCTAAATTGTGGCTACAAATCACCGTAAACCAGTGTACAGTTCAACACATCGCAACAAATAACTCGGAGCAAATGAAATGGAACTAACCAAAATAGCAGCAGGAATCAAAATCTCAATCACTAGCAAACTAGACGGGATTCGCTCATGGTCGTTACAGGCACTTGATACATGCCCCGGATCTATTGGCGATAATGGCAAGCTAGTAGATGCATGCGATGGATGCTACGCCACACAAGGCAATTATCGCTACCCTAATGTAAAGGCTCCACGTGAGCATAATCGTGAGGATTGGAAGCGTGATGCATGGGTTGATGACATGGTGCAAGCTTTAGACTCTGATAGATATTTCCGCTGGTTTGATAGTGGCGATATGTACGCCATAGGGTTAGCGGAGAAAATGCTTGAGGTCATGAAACGCACACCATGGGTTAAACACTGGCTACCGACTAGGATGTACAAATTTCCTAAATTCAATGCGATCATCGAACAAATGGATGCATTGCCGAATGTGGTTGTTCGTAGGTCATCAGACTCAGTGCAAGGCGAGACAATCGATGCCCCTTGGTCATCCACAATTGCCCCTGCATACTCTGATGACGTGGTCGATGTGTGCCATGCATATAAACACGGGGGCAAGTGCACAGGTTGCAGGAAATGCTGGGATAAATCAGTACCCATTATCCATTATGTGGCACATGGGGTTAAAATGGCTAAGGTTATCAGGCTTAAGGCAGTGCAAGCTTAATGTATCAATTCCAACCTTTAAACTTATTGAGGATTACCAAATGAGGCACTATAAAGAGGTCTACTCTGAAGATACTCAAGGGTTCCATATCACATTAAGCATTCGCCCTGAAGATACAGATCCGAGAGATGTTTATGATTGGAATCAATCGGAGCTAGACGATCTTTGCGATAAAATTGACAGAGGTCTACTTGTCTGGTTCGTTGCTAGGGTTGATGCATATCGATATGGCGTTTTGCTTGCATCTGAATATCTAGGCGAATGTATGTATGACTCCATCAATGAGTTTATTGTAGAAGATTACTATGCAGATATGGTTGACTCCGTGGTGAGCGAAGCAAAGAAAATAATGGCACGATTACAATGTGAGCATTAATAAATCAATTCTAAGGGGTCTAATAGCCCCTTGGTGACACTTTCAATAATTTATAGGGGTATACCATGCACATAGACACTGAATCGATTGTAGGGGCTTTTATGCTTGTTGTATCTGTGGCACTTGGGTACATGCTTTTAACTGGTATTGTAACCCTCTGAGGATTAAAAGTCATGGTGCTCATCACTCACAATCAAATGCTGTATGACCTCACTAAGCATGAACTCGAATACACACTGGCAAACCCTGAGATATCCGAGGATGTGATCTTGTTCATGTCCGAGGGTGGGTTTACTACGCTGACAGAGGGTGAGCTAGTCAGTGAGTGGAGGAAAACTTTCACAGACCTAGACCAAGCAGAGTTCCGCAAGGCATACAAGTACATACCGCAACCACGTAGGGGATAATCATGGACATAACCGTATCAATGAAGCACTCATATGGCAAGATCAGACTCAATCCCATGTGCCACAAAGCACACTTGTTCGCTAGCATTGCAGGTACTCAGACACTCACCCGTAAGACTGTGAAGCACATCCATGCACTGGGGTATGAGTTCCAAAAACATGACCATGCACTGGGTACAACGCACAGTGTACCGTTCGACAAGATTATGTCTTTTAACCTGGAGTAATGACCATGCAGATCGAAGGCTACCTACTCTCGTACCGCATCAATGGCAATGGCAACGTATGGATGCTACGCTTTGATACGGAGGAGCAAGCAAAGGCTCACGTACGGAAGGTAGGGCTAGATACACCATGCTATCAGCACACTATCAATGCAATCGTAAGTATACCCACTATCACCATAACCGAAGGAGTTTAAATCATGGGCCTCGATATGTACCTCAACGCTAAGACATCCCACTACCGTAATGCACAGGTAGCAGATCTAACCGCACCACTGAAGCTTCCCAAGGGTATGCAGATCCATGCAGCCACACTGACTGTGGAAGTTGCATACTGGCGTAAAGCTAACGCTATCCATCAGTGGTTTGTGGATAACGTACAAGGTGGGAACGATGATTGTGGATCTTATTATGTCAGTACGGACCACATCAAAGCACTACGTAAGACGATACTTGATGTGCTTGATTCACCTGAACTAGCGGACGATCTACTGCCCACACAAGGAGGGTTCTTTTTTGGTGGTACAGAGTATGATGACTATTACTTTGAAGCATTGAAGCTTACGCATGACAAGCTAGGCACTGTGCTAGATTTCCTCAGGCATAACCCTGATTTTTACTTGGAGTATCAGGCATCATGGTAACGAATTCTCAAATCGTGGCAGTGTTTAACCGATACCTTGACGCTGTAAATTATTGTAGGTACAATTCCCTCAGTCCATTGCAAATCAAACGCAGTGGACATGGGCAACAACGTAAGTGGACAATCAACCCTGGAGATGCAACACCATGCGATACTATGAAAAGCGCACTAAGTTCCTCGGTCTACCCATCATTATCCGTAAGAGAGCGAAGAAGAGCAGAGGATTTTCTGTTCTCATAGCTGATCCCACTACGGACTTCAATGCAATACACATGGGTAAGCTTTCGCTGTACTGGCACAGATTCACACCCGTTAAAGGAGTCTATCGCACTTGGTCACCGAAATCGTAATTGACAATCACCCTCATGCCCGTAGCTATACCAAGTATGGGGGTGCTTATGATGTCAAGGAGCATGATTGGGTACATAGCAATGTTGTATTCCAAGCTAGCCCAATCACCTATCAACCCATCATGGAGGCATTCCAAACCAACGAACCCTTCAAACTGCTAGCTTGGAACCCAGTGATTGACTGTCCTACCAAGACAATCACTCGCTGGTACATGCAAGAATCACCTGTACCACTGCATGAAGGTGAGGCATTGTGGCTATCGTTTGAGACTCTCAACAAACCTCCCTTTGATTTCCTGCAATACCTATGTGACAAGTACCATATACCAATTGAAGTAAACAGCATTTATCCGTACCAGATTTACCAAAAACGCATCCATTTACACCCATTTATTTACTCAACCCGTAAGGAACTAGCATGAACGCAACACTCGATACCGTACTTCCCGCACTTCCCCAGATCCTTGACTTCGATCCGGTACGTGAGCCTCAGATCCGTAACGGTGTAGCTATCCGTAACCAGTACTGGGTAGTCAATCCTAACACAGACACTGTGATTGGTAATGGTAAGTCCATTCACAATCCCCAGAACTTCAGCAAGGTATGGGATAGTTTCCGTGAAGGCTTGCTGCACTCAGGCTTAGATACATCCGAAGCTGAGGTCAAGTTCAATGTCATCAAGGAAGGTGCAGCTATGGATGCACAGATCATATTGAAGCGTTACCAGTACGAACAAGTGCTTGGTGAACCTGCAAAGATGACCATGAGCTTCCGTGACTCACACGATCAGTCTATCCGTAGGCAGATCAGGGCTATGATCTATCGCCTTGCCTGTCTCAATGGCATGATTGCACCACGTGAGGCAGTTGGCATTGTACAGAAGCACACTACCTACAGTGATCCAGATACCGTAGGTAAGATTGCTTCCAAGTTTCCTGATCAACTGCTGAAAGATGCACAGATCATGCGCTTGATGCAGGGTGTCAAGGTAAATAGGGACGATGCTATCGATTTCCTTGAGCGTAATGTAGCTACCTATCAGACCAAGACTTCGACTAAGGTAAACAAGAAGTGGCTTGAGCGTATCGTAGGTATCCATGATAGCTACAACATTCTGGGTGAGAACACGTACCACTTGTACAACACGCTTACCCACATCAGCACTCACGTGGAATCACGTACTGCTGAGGTAGCTACCAAGCGTATCCGTATCGAGCAGGATATCGAGTCTGTGATTCGTGGTGAAGAGTTCCAGACTAGGTTCATGCCCCAATTACTAGCTGCATAGGAGTGTAGACATGAAGAAGGTACATAGGCGTAGCCGTAACCCAGTAGCAAAGGACTTACGTACCCCTAAGTACCGTCTTCGTGTACTCAAGGATAAGCGTAAGCAATTGCAAGACAAACTCATTCAAAAGGAGATCGATGATGGTAAACAAAGCACTTGAACATATACTTGTACTGTCCCAGATTCTATTGGGCATTGCATGTGTCTGCTTGATAATCTTTTATTTGTCTGAAGCAGACAGAAAGAACGTGTCGGAAAGAGTTGCACGTAATATGTGTGGTGTCACAGAGGGGCATCTAGTTAAAGAACTAGGGGATCGTGGACATTACTTTTGTTACACACGGAACAAGGATGGTAAGACATTCAATAGAACCGTATTACTTACAGGAGAAAGTTAATGGCTGAAGTAGCTAGTATCGTAGAGCACGAGGATGGCAGTGCTACCATAACACTGGACATGACAAGTGAGGAGACATCTACCTTACTTTCATGGGCACTGAAGGAAGCAATCAATAACGCAATCAAGATGGACAAGGAGTATCAATGGACTGCTACACAGAGGGACAGCAAAAGCATTGTGAGATACAGACAGGGATCTGCACAGTGGGAAGATGATGATCATATATCTGTGTATTCATTAGATCACCCCAAGTATGGTGAAGGTATCGTGAGAACTTCCACCGTACTACGTGTTAGAGCAACTGCCTTTGGTGGTATTTACGAAACAAGGAATTCTATCTATGTCCCAGACCAATACACTCCAAAACAAACCAACACCGAAGATCAAGAGTAATTACCTTACGATTGCGTACCGATTCGGACAGACTAACAATCACTGGTACGTAGTCTACATGGGCGATGATCAAGACAAGGCCATGGCACTAGCGGAGGATGAGGTAGCTGAGCGTGGTGGTAAGTATGGTGTAGCTACATTCAAGGTGTCTGATACACAAGCACCTGAGCTATCCTACCGTACCATGCTTTGCTACTACGCTTCTTCACTTGATGAGACACTGCCCTACCATAACTATCGATATGACGAACTGATGGAAATGGGTGTGATCCTAGAGGACTACACAAAGGGGCATGTGTACAGGGTTGAAGAGACTAACCCACAGACACCTGCATTTGTGGAGAAGGTAGGCATTGAACCCGATGACATTGTAGTTAAGGAAGTTAACCGCAGGAAAGAGAAGTACTCCCAACTAAAACAGATGCAACAAGAAAGGCTAGAGGTATACCGTGAAGGTTAAATTAATTTCATATACAAACGTAAACACTGGAGCATTTGTAGATGACGATGGCGTTTATACAGGACATCCCCAAACGATTAAGGAATTGGTTGCGTACTGCGCTCGTGTCTCGAATCCAACCAATCAATTCAACAGCAGAACCGCAGACAAACTACTGGAGTACCTCATTGAACACAAGCACTGGTCGCCTTTCGAGATGGTCAACCTCTGCCTTGAAATCACTACCACCAGAGACATTGCAAGACAGATCCTCAGACATAGATCCTTTAGCTTCCAAGAATTTAGCCAGCGATATGCTGACCCAACTAAAGAACTCTCATTTGTTCTTAGAGAAGCAAGGCTACAAGACAAGTCTAACCGACAGAATTCTATTGAGATTAATGACAAAAGGATACAAGAAGTCTGGGACTACCACCAACTCGCAGTGAAACATGCAGCCCTTGATGCATACAACTGGGCTATCAAACATGGGTTAGCTAAGGAAGTTGCAAGGTCTGTGCTACCTGAAGGGATGATGGAATCTAGGATGTATATGAATGGGACATTGCGTAGCTGGTTACATTACCTAGATCTACGTACTAAGAATGGCACACAGAAGGAGCATGTAGAGGTAGCACTGGCATGTGCAGAAGCTATCGCTAGTGTCTTTCATTTGGAGTAGACATGAATGCAGAGTCTAAAGTACTTGCTGTAATACCCTCATCTAACCAAGCTTTAATGGCAGACGATTTGATGGATGAACTTAGGCAGGTAATCAATGCCGATAAGTACAACCACATGACTATAGCCACAGTGATAGGGGTACTAGAGATGACTAAGTTACATTACTGGACAGTAAACTAAGGGGTTGACATGGACATGAAAGACTTTAGTCGTATTGCAAAGTATACATACGTAGGATCTATCTATGGCGATAAATCCCTTATGGATTTTGCTGAGGCAGTTGCCTATGAATCAAGGGAAAATACATTAACTAACTGCATCAATCTGCTAGAGAGATATGGCATGAAGAAAGCTGCAGATATATTAAGGGGTGAAGGATGACCCAAGAAGACATCATCAAGCTGATGCGGGAGGCGGGGTTTGTAGCGAACGTGAGCGTTGAGCATTGGGGCAATGTGCCTTTTGCAAAGCTGTGCCACCCGACCCCCACAAGCACGTCTCTGTACCACATGCTGGAATCGCTGATTAAACGTGCCACTGCTGCTGAGCGTGAAGCGTGTGCGAAGGTGTGTGATGTGCTGTCCGTACACCCTGAGTACGCATCTGACATTACAAAGTTGGCAGCTTCAGCCATACGAGCAAGAGGTGAAACCGAGGACACAAGGAATGAATAATGAATCACACTGAAATACTTAAGGCTGTAACTGACACACCATTAACTGCCATTGATCTACAAAGAAAATTCAATGTACCACATGCACGTATAGCTTCAATGCTGCAATACATGAGCAGGAGAAAGATGCTTGTGGCAGTAAAGGTAGGTACTAAATGGGTATGGTCAGTGCCAGGAGGATACACACCACCAGACAATACACTCACTAAACCTGAGACTAAAAAAGAACGTATGCAATTCCTATCAACTGTATTCCACACTTGGGGTAGGCAATCACATGAGGCAAGCCAAACGAACAAAGATATCTGATGCCATTGAGATGTACTACAAGTCCCTTGAGTACAGATCCCTGTCACCATCTGCACAGAGGGACTATCGGTACTGTCTCAATGCTTTCTTACAGACACCTATTAACGGTAGGAAAATAGAGAACTACAGTCTCCAAACAATCAATACACCCCTAGCCCAACGTGCCTACAACATTTGGGCTGAGAGAGGTGTACCTTTTGCTAATCACACCATGTCTGCTGCCTCTGTAGTCTTCAACCTTGCCATACGTCTGGGATACTGTGAGATAAATCCCTTCAGCAAGGTACTTAGAAGGCCCCACAAGCCACGCAAAGTGGTGTGGACTAGGGAGGATATCACCCGCTTCCTAAATCAAGCCTACAGCGGCTTTAATACCCGTTCTGTGGGATTGATAGTTCAGATGGCATACGAGTGGTGTCAGAGGCTGGGGGATATGTCCAATCTTAAGTGGACTAACTACAACTTTGATACTAAAGTACTATCACTTGAGCAATCAAAGCGTAGGGCTAGGGTTGAGTTACCTACAACGGATGAGTTACATGAGATGCTAGTGCAACAGAAGCAGGAAGTGGGCACTGACTATGTAGCTCCTCAGTGTCATAGCAATAGGATCTTTAACAAGCCTTACGATAAGGTTCAATTGACACTGGCTGCACGTAAGATCATGCGTAAGGCAGGGTTACCTGAAGAGCTACAGATCATGGACATGAGGAGGACAGGCACGATGGAGATGGTAGATGCAGGGGTTTCATTACCACAAATTATGTCTGTAACTGGACATGTAAGTCCAGGTTCAGTGACCCCTTACATGAAGAACACTTTGACAAGTGCTAAAAATGCTGCTAAGCTTCGCTTCACCAACACGGACAGTGCACATTTAAGTGATTAATATATATATGTTTAATATAAAAGACTATGTATCTAATTTAGATTTATACATAGGTCAAACATATAGAAGTACATGTCCAGTGTGTAGTAGAAAGAATACATTTACAGTTACTAATGATAACGGTACACTTGTATGGAATTGCTACGCTAATAGCTGTACATTGAGAGGTAAGTTAGGTGTAGGTTTACGTGTAGAAGATATACGTAAACTTATGCATGGCAGTAAAGATAAAGAAGATATACCCTTTGTGCTACCTGAATGGATCGTTAAAGACCATGAACACATTCAAACATTTCGTAGGCAGAACTCCATCCATGACACCGTGGAACTACGCTTCGATATCAGAGACAGTCGAATTGTATTTACAGTCATGGACAAGGGTAAGATGGTTGATGCTGTCGGAAGACATTATTCCCCAGAGGGGGTCGGAAGGATCTTTAATGCATCATCTGTTCACCATACCCCGAAGTGGAAAAGGTATGGCAATTCTCGCAGAGCGTACACTTGTGGGGAAGGTTCGACAATTATCCTTGTCGAGGACTGTATCTCAGCTACCCAAGCGTTACACTTTCAGTGCACAGGATTCGCTATCATGGGGACAGCCTTACTCAGGGAACACATCGAGCAACTACAAGATTACTCACGTGTCTTAGTAGCACTTGACCCTGATGCAATGGCTAAGACTGTTGCATACACAAGAGAACTCAAGGCACGTGGCATTGACGCATATGCATTGAAGCTGTATGATGACTTGAAATATCGCCAACCCCAGGACATGCAACGTGTCCACTCATTGATTGAGAGTAAAGATGGAACATGCCTTACTGAAGAGCCTACTCGATAAAGATTTCTATGATGAAACACGAGGAGCTAAGTGTCCCGACAAGATCTTTAGCAAGGATCTACGCAAGATAAAACAACTCATTGACAAAGCCATGGAAGAGTACCAACGGGACATAACCCCAGAGGAACTAGAGGCTCTGTACTTCACCGAGAATCCCACACTTACAACGGCACAGAAACATGCCATGCATCTTGAGTTTAAAAAGATACATGGAAGTTCTATCATGGGTGCAGATGTAGCACAGAAAATAATCAGTAACCTGTTCAGGCAATTGGTAGGTGAGGAGGTAGCTAACCTAGGATTCCAGTACGTGAACGGTGAACAGAGCACCATGGAACCACTGAGGCAGATCCTTGATAATTATCAGGATGACTTCACCCCACAGATACGAGTTAATTATGTAGACAATAGCATTGATAACCTACTAAGCAAGGCAGCTAGCAATACCAAGTGGAGATTCAACATACCTTCACTGTTTAATTCAGTGCAAGGTTTAGACAATGGTATGCTGTTTGTGATAGGTGCTAGATCTAACGTAGGTAAGTCAAGCTTTCATAGTACCTTGTGTGCTTCGCCTCATGGATGGGCATCACAGGGAGCACGTATCCTAGTCTTGTGCAATGAGGAGAAACCAGAGCGAGTGGCTAGCAGGTACATGACAGCAGCTACAGGTATGACCATGACACAGATAGCTGCTGACAAGGCACAGGCACACAGGCTTTATGATCCCATAAAAGATAATATAAAGTTTGTAGATGCTACAGGTAAGACCATGCGATGGGCAGAGTCAGTGATCAAGACACACAAGCCTGACATTGTAGTGCTTGACATTGGATCTAAGTTCGCTGAAGATGGGGCATCTACTCAAGATCCTGCAGTACTTAAAGCCAATGCAGTGTATGCAAGAAACATTGGGAAGATGTATGGTTGTCTTGTAGTTTATTGCACACAGTTATCTGCTGAGGCTGAGGGAAAGATCGTTCTATCTCAAGCCATGATTGAAGGCAGTAAGACAGGACTTGCAGGAGAGAGTGACCTAATGATTTTAATTGCACGTAATCCTCCATTGCAGGACTCTACAGATGGCGATGATGGACAGAGACACTTGAACATTGTAAAGAATAAGATCAATGGTATACACCGAATCATCCATGCTGAGTTTGATTATTCCACTGGAGTGTACTTCTCATGAATAAAAGTATTGAAAATCAGGCAAGGTGGTACGCAACCAAGGTATTGCTAGGGTATCTAGTGCCTATTGTATTGTTTGGTATCTTTGCCTATATAGATGCAAAGCTACTTATGATAGCCCTAACTGCAGTGTTTGTAGGATTTATATGTGCAGGTATTTATCGTGATTACTACAACGAGAAGCTAGAGGAGTTGAAGAATGAACATAAGGATCAAAGGCTATGAGTGGTGATCACAACATGTATCAAAAATCTAAGTCATACCTTGATGAACAAGAGCCGGTGGCGTGGATATCAGAGGGCGGCGATGTGTCTCGTAGTAAACGGTATATGGATGAAATGGGATTTAAATGCAACCCCCTCTACACCGCACCACCAAAGGTTGCTGAATGGGTTGGGCTGACGGATGCGGACATGGAGGCACTTTTTTTGAATGAAGACGGTGTGAGGTTTGCCCGATACATTGAAGCCAAGCTGCGGGAGAAGAACAAGTGGTAAATATCGTAACAGGACTACGACTGAAAGAACCAAGTTAAAGGATAAAAATGATTACGACACTGGACGTTGAGAACACAATCACTGTACGAGATGGCAAGAAACACTTAGATCCATTTGAAAAGGGTAATACGCTGGTCATGGTAGGTATAAAACACCTTGATCAGGAATCACAAGTCTACACATTTGATCATTCTGAAGTGAAGGTAAACGTAGATAAGTACCGACATAATGTACAAGATGCTCTCAATAAAACTACCTTACTTGTAGGACACAACATATCCCACGATCTACTGTGGCTATGGGAATGTGGTTTTAAATACACAGGTAAGGTATTCGATACTATGCTTAGTGACTACGTATTACTACGTGGTATAACTAACCCCCTTGACTTGGGATCAGTGGCACTAAGACACAATTCCCCTGTCCAGAAACAAGATGTCATCAAGGATTACCTCAAACGTGGTGTCTCCGTACGAGATATCCCTCATGCAACACTCTCAGAATATCTATGCCATGATCTAGGTGCTACTGAATGGGTCTATAAATCAATCCAGAACAAGCTACAACAGCCTGAATATGCAGGGCTAGTGGGTACTATCGATCTCACTAACGAAGTGACTGTAGTGCTTGCTAGGATGTATCAGGCAGGGTTCAAGGTAAACAAGGAAGCACTTGAAGAAGTAAGACATCAGTTCATTACCGAGAAGTCTGACATTGAGAAGTATTTAAATGATCAGGTGCATAAGCTTATGGGTGACACACCGATCAACCTCAATAGTCCTGAGCAATTGTCATGGGTTATTTATAGTAGGAAACCATTGGATAAGACTAGGTGGGTATCAGCTATCACACCTTACATGTCTGATGCAGATTTTAAAGTAGCAGTGAAACAGAACTTTGCTACCCTGTATAAAACAAAAGCTATACAGTGTAGTGATTGCTCTGGTGTAGGATCTATCTATAAAGTTAAAAAAGATGGTTCAGCATTCAAGAGGGCTACGAAATGCAATGCATGTAATGGCTCAGGCTTTATCTACCAGCAAACGAAAGATGTCGCAGGTCTTAAATTCACAGCCCCCAATTCAAAGTGGGCATCTGCCAATGGGTTCAGTACATCGAAAGACAGCCTTGAAATACTCGAAAGGGTAGCTGTATCAAAGCAAATGCATGAGGCATCTGAGTTTTTAAGTAAGCTCAGAAGACTGTCAGCTCTAGACAGTTATCTTAGTAATTTTGTAGATGGCATTGCAGCTTTCATTAAAGACGATGGCATGTTGCATGTGAGATTGAATCAACACATCACAGCAACAGGCAGATTCAGTGGCTCTAATCCAAACATGCAGAACATGCCAAGGGGAAATACATTCCCTGTGAAGCGTGTCTTTGTGTCACGTTGGGAAGGAGGCAAGATCATGGAAGCTGACTTTGCACAATTAGAGTTCAGGGTTGCAGCATTCTTATCTCAAGATGAAACAGCAATTAAAGAAGTCAAAGAAGGATTTGATGTCCACTCGTACACAGCAAAGGTTATTACGGAGGCAGGCCAAACAACGTCTAGACAAACAGCTAAAACTCATACCTTCGCACCCTTGTACGGAGCCACAGGATATGGAAGAACATCTGCAGAATCGGCGTACTATGAACACTTCATGGAAAAATATAAGGGAGTAGCTGCATGGCACAAGACATTAGCTAGACAAGTACTAAGTTATGGGTACATCAAGATCCCATCAGGTAGAGAGTTTATATTTCCTAACACTCAGCGTAAGAGAGATGGGACTGTAACAAACTTTACACAGATTAAGAATTATCCTGTGCAATCTTTTGCAACTGCAGATATAGTTCCACTTGCATTAGTAGAGATACACAAGCGACTTGTGCATTATGAAAGCTGTGTGGTAAATTCTGTACATGATTCAATTGTTATTGATGTACACCCGGATGAGATAGAGTTTGTAGTACAAGTTATCGACGCAGTTCAAGCCAACCTTGTCGCTCTTATTAATAAGAGATGGTCGATAGATTTCAATGTACCTCTTGCATTGGAAGCAAAGATAGGGGACAATTGGCTTGAGCAAAAAGATGTCCCACATTCAACTTTAATTTAAGGAAATACAATGAGCACTAGCTTAACACTTGTAAACAATGGTAACTTTGCTGCAATGGCTGAGGCTATGGGCATGTCAGTGGACATGAAAACACCTAAGCAATCAAGCAATCTAGCTCGCTTGAAGATTAGCCATAAGGCAGTGATGGGTGAAGAAGAGATTAAAGGCAAGATCAAGAAGGTAGAAGTTCTTGAAGCTGGCATGTACACACTTAATCACAATGAAAGGGATTACTACTTACAAGATCCATCAATCCGTTTGTTCAATCAGCGATTCATGTACAAGCGATTCGTTAAAGGTGAACCCAACATCTACATAAAGACTGTGATGGATAAGGATCTTAATGCAGATCTTAGGGACAACATGGGTGGATTTAATTGTGGTAAGCCTTCAGGTTGGATCAAGGACTACAGTGCATTGCCACAAGACATTAAGAATCTTATGAAGTCTATCAAGCGTGTACGTGTACTCTTTGGTGAGATCATTGCACCGAATGCCTTTGATTCAACAGGTCAGTCTATAGTGTTGGATAACAAGATCCCATTCATTTGGGAGATTGACAACAAAGATGCATTCAAATCAGCAGGTGCAGTGATTGCTTTGTTTGCTAAGCAGCATCGTTTGTTACCTCAACACTTAGTAAACTTAGGCACAGAAGCTAATGCACTTCCTAACGGTGAGCAATTCTATACGCCAACATTTAATGTAGACTTTGGGAATGTGTTATCTCTTGAAGACTCAGATCAGTTGACCTTTGCTAACTTCAATGATTGGATCAGCAATTACAATGATTACATCATTAAGAAGTTCAATGAAGGTTCATCCAAGAAAGAGCAGGAGCGTGATGATACGCTTGTTGAAGAGTTTGTAGATGTGGATGTAGCTGCCTAATGAATCATTCTGCCGAACTTAAGGTACATCAGTACCTCTCCAATCTACGATTCGGTGATAGTACACTGTCACCGGAAGTGATTGAACAGATTGTAGAGGACATACGTGCTGCCTTAACTCGGCAGTTTGTGGATAAGTTTGATAGAGGATTCACGTTACGTATGTCTAACGTGGGTAGAGCGTATTGCCAATTATGGTTTGATAAGAATGAACCCCATAAGGCAATACCTCACAGCACCAACTTCATCATGAATATGATGATAGGCGATATCATTGAAGCTATATTCAAGGGATTGCTTAAGCAAGCAGGTGTAGCTTACTCAGACGGTAGCAAGGTGACTCTAGACTTAGGTGAATACAAGATCCATGGGACACCTGATATTGTCATGGACGGTAAGGTAGATGACGTTAAGTCTGCATCACCTTGGTCTTATGAGAATAAGTTCAAGTCCTTTCAGACACTCGCTGATGGTGATTCATTTGGATACCTAGCCCAATTAGCTGGGTATGCTAGGGCCATGGGCATTGAAGCAGGAGGATGGTGGGTCATCAATAAAGCTACAGGACAGTTTAAATATGTACCTGCAGATGGATTGAATGTCGATGTACATGCGGATAATATCAAAGCAATAGCCGCAGAACTTGAGGAGAATGTATTTCGCAGATGCTATGAGGCAGAGGAAGAAACTTATTACAACAAACCGACGGGCAACAAAGTCCTTAGTAAAGAATGTCAATGGTGCAGTTACAGGTATGCGTGTTGGGAAGGGCTTGAAGAAAGACCATCACTTGTCTCAAGGGCAGAAAATCCCCCAACTGTCTCGTATGTCTTTATCAAGAAGAAAGAAAATGAAAGTAAAGACAATACATGACACCCGTAAAGCCTGGGCTGTAGGTAAGAAGTATGGCTACAGAAGTGGACTAGAAGTAAAAGTACAAGAGCATTTAAAAGAGAATGGTATACATGCTAAGTACGAACACATTAAGATTGAGTGGGAAGATCTTATGTACCGAAAGTACACACCAGACTTCCTGCTACCTAATGGTGTTATAGTAGAAACTAAAGGACTGTTTACTTCACAAGATAGACGCAAGCACTTACTTATCAAGCAGCAACATCCTATGCTTGATGTAAGGTTTGTATTTGAAAGGGCAGATAGAAAGTTAAGCAAAGTATCCAAAAGCACTTACGCTTCATGGTGTGAGAAGAATGGATTCCAATACGCAGTTAAATATGTCCCATTAGAGTGGGCAGAAGAAGCACCAAAGTCTTACTTCCCAGATAAACTAATTGTCTTTAAGGATAAAAAAGATGAATCCTAATGATGTGATTGCTGATGATGATGTAGCACTTGTACTTAGTCCTAACTTTGAGAAGGACGGTACATGGACAGGCACATTAGATCTTAACATTGCTATCATGCCAGTAAATAATGGTACAGATGAATCAATAGGTGCTATTGAAGAACTCACTAACATGATGATCACATGCTTCCGTTTGATCACTGAAGATGAAGAGTTTCACCATCAAGTTATGAAAGCTATGATTGACTACGTAGATCGTGGTGAGTTACTCGATCAAGATAAGTTAGATGAAGTGGAACAAATGATAGGTACATCCGATAATGTGTACAGACTTAGTGCTTGGACTAAGACTAGGGGGAATGCATAGATGGACATGGTTAACAGTCCTGCCCATTACAACATGGGGCAGTATGAAACGATTGATATTATCGTAGATACTTTAGGTACAGAAGGTGCTATTGCCTATTGTCGTGGTAATGTACTAAAGTACACCATTCGTATGATGCACAAGAACAGACCACTTGAGGATGCACGTAAGGCTCAGTGGTATCTGAATAAGACAATTGAATTGATGGGGGCATTAAAGCCTAATGAGATCACTGGGGCGCTAAAGCAATGAAACAACTCAAGTTATTCGATGAGATTGAAGATCTAGAAGATAGCACTGTCTATGCAGATGTTAGCTTTGTGGTGACTTTCGATAAGAAAGAAATGCCAACTGTATACACAGATATACTGTACCTTGAAGATGAGATTAAGGATGCAATCATCAATGCTATGCACGACATAGGTGCAGCTAAGACTGACGATATCATCATTAACATTGAGGGGTTAGAATGAAAGAATCATTAATGGATTATCACGGTATACAGATTGATATCTCCCGTGATTTGTTATTGTCAGAACAAGCTACACAGTTACTGCAAGACTACTACATGCTTCCCGGTGAGAAGAGTCCACAAGAGGCATATGCTCGTGCTGCACTAGCTTACTGTGGTCACAACAAACCCTTTGCACAGCGTATTTATGACTATGCATCTAAGGGTTGGTTTATGTTCGCTAGTCCTGTACTTAGTAATGCACCACGTGTAGGTGAGTACTTCAAGGCTTTGCCTATCTCATGTTTCCTCACTTACATAGGCGACAATCTAACTTCCCTTGTAGATCACAATGCAGAAGTTGCATGGCTGTCTGTCAAAGGAGGTGGTGTAGGTGGGCACTGGTCAGATGTACGTGGTGTTAGTGACAAAGCACCTGGGCCTATACCTTTCATGAAAGTTGTAGACAGTCAGATGACTGCATATAAACAAGGTAAGACAAGGAAAGGTAGCTATGCTGCGTATTTGGATGTTAGTCATCCTGACATTGTTGAGTTTATTAATTTTAAAGTGCCCACTGGCGGTGACATCAATCGAAAATGCTTCAATCTATTTAACGCAGTCAATGTCACTGACAAGTTTATGGAAGCAGTAGAGAAAGATCTTGAGTGGCATTTGATTGATCCTGCCAATAAAGATATACGTGGGATCATGAGGGCTAGAGAACTATGGCAACGTATTCTAGAAGCTAGGTTCCGTACAGGCAGTCCTTACATTAACTTTATTGATGAGGCTAACAGGCAACTGAATCCACAACAGAAGGCACTAGGATTAAAAGTACATGGCAGTAATCTATGTAACGAGATTCATCTAGCTACAAGTGAAGATCGTACTGCAGTATGCTGCTTATCTTCTGTAAACTTAGAGAAGTTTGATGAGTGGGTAGACACAGATATGGTCTACGATCTTATTATCTTCTTAGACAATGTACTGCAAGCATTCATTGATAATGCACCTAGAGAAATACAGAAAGCTATTCGCAGTGCAGAAGCAGAAAGATCATTAGGCTTAGGTGCTATGGGTTTTCATGGCTACTTACAAAGCAAAGGTATTCCATTTGAAGGACTGTCAGCTAAGATTGCAAATGTTAGAATGTTCAAACATATCCAAGAGCAAGCAATTAAAGCTACAAAGGCTATGGCAATTACAAGGGGTAACTGCTTAGACGCAGACGAAGTATTAGAGGTAAAAACAACAGATGGCAATTTTATTTTAAGTAAGAATCACACAGTTCTTGCAAAAAGAAAAGAGCAAGATATAACTTTGCTAGTTAAAGACTTGCAAGAAGGAGATGAAATTGTTAATTTGCAAAGTGTGCAGTATTGAAAAACAATATATAGATTTTCCCATAGCTAGTGTTACTAAAACAGGGAGGGCTGGAGAATGTAAAGAATGCAAGTCAGCTCGCACAAAGAAACTTAGGTCGGAAAGAGAAACGCTGCTATATGAAATGTTTTTAAAGCAGTGTAATATATGTAAAATGACACACAAGACACCTTCGTTTTTTGACTTTCATCACGTTGATAAAAAAGATAAACATAGAGAAGTAAAACAAATACTATGTGGAGCCATTTCAACACTTTTGAGTGAAGTTAAAAAATGTGTGATGTTATGCCCTAATTGCCACAGAGAAACCCACATAAAAGAAGGATGGAAATGAAAGTCTTAAGCGTTGAAAAAGTGTTGACAAGAAATATGCATTTAATCGCAGTGGCACCCAATGCTAACAGTAGTATTATTTGTGGTTGCTCTGCTTCCATTGAGCCTATTAAGTCTAACGCATATGTGCACAGAACACGTGCAGGCTCACATCTGGTCAAGAATGTCTACCTACAACGTATCCTCAAAGGTCTGGAGAAAGATACGCCGGAGGTATGGCAGTCGATCATCATGAATGAAGGATCAGTACAGCATCTAGACTTCTTAAATAGTACAGTTAAAGATATCTATAAAACTGCATTTGAACTGGATCAGATGTGGATCATTGAACATGCAGCAGATAGACAGAAGTACATATGCCAAGGGCAGTCACTGAATCTATTCTTCCCTGCAGGTAGTCCCAAGTCTTATGTTAATGCAGTACACTTACGAGCTTGGAAATCT